TCATGGCAACGACTATCATCACTGGCAGAGATATCACTTTCACAATTGACAGTGACAATTTCGATGCCCAAGCAACATCAGCAACATTGACAGTTGATTCAACGATCAACACATATCAGACACTCGATGGCAAAGCATTTTTTACCACCGATTCGCAAGGATCGTTTGCGGTTGAAATGCTTGCAGATTGGGGAGCGGCTGGATCACTTTGCGAAGCGTTATGGACAGCGGCCGCATCAGCTCCAAACACAGCATTGCCTGTTGTATTGGTAGCAGATACAGGCGCATCATTTGCGTTTTCAGTGCAGCCAATTTTTCCATCAGCTGGAGGCGCAGCACCGGATGCCCAAACTGTCTCACTTGCTTTCACTTGTGTGACAACGCCTGTTTTAACAATTAGCTAACAAAGGAGATCGGGAGCATGAAACTAGCAATCACAATTGAATTCACATCCGGTGAGAGAGAAACTTATACAGCTCTCCCACCGGAGTGGATGAAATGGGAACAGAAAACCGGAAACACTATTCAGCAAGTGGCCGACAAATTGGGCATTTCAGATTTGATGTTTTTGGCATATCACGCAATGAAACGCGAGGCGGCCGGCAAAACTGTCAAGCCTTTTGATGTGTGGTGTGAAACTGTGACCGATATTGACATGGGGGAAAGCACAAACCCAAAAGCTACGAATCCGGATCAATAAACCGGACTCTTTGGGAGTTAGCAATCGCCACAGGTTTGTCAAGATCGGAATTTGTAACAGATCAAGATATTGCAACAGCGATTGAAATTTTAAGGATAAGAAATGGCAACTGATCCAATCAGCTATGACAAGAGCCAATTGCGTGGCATCATCGGAGCCTTTAAAGGCATGGATGATGAAGCTGTTGCCGAGGCCAAAAAAGTCTCAAATGGATTGGCTACTTTTCTGCAAGGCAAAATTGTTTCGGCAGCTAACAACCGGCCAAATGAGGCAGCCTCACGCATTGCGGCAGGTTCGCGCGTAAGTAAGTCATCAAAGGTTGGCGAATTGTCATTTGGTTTTGTATCTCAGAAATTTAGCGGTGGAGGTACAACCCAGATGCTTTGGGGCGGTTATGAATTTGGATCAAATAAATTCAAACAATTCCCGGTGTGGTCTGGCCGTGAAGGCCGTGGATCACGAGGATACTTTATCTATCCAACCTTAAGAGCTGAACAACCTCAGATCATCGCTCAATGGGAAGCAGCATTTTCAAAGATTTTGAAGGAGTGGTGAAATGGCACTAGGTGGATCACGGACACTCAAGCTCTCCATTCTTGCTGATATTGATAACCTTAAAAAGAATCTCACAGCTGGATCGGGTGAGGTTGAAGGCTTTGGATCGAAACTCGGTGATTTTGGCAAGAAAGCCGGTTTGGCCTTTGCCGCAGCTGGAGCAGCCGCAGCTGCTTATGCTGGCAAATTGCTCATTGATGGCGTGAAATCTGCCATTGCGGATGAAGCTGCACAGGCTAAGTTAGCCACAACATTGCAAAACGTTACCGGTGCAACAAATGAGCAGATTGCCGCCACTGAGGCTTATATAACAAAAACAGCTTTAGCCACCGGTGTGACCGATGACGATTTGAGGCCGAGCCTTGATCGCCTAATTCGTTCCACTAAGGATGTTACGGAAGCGCAAAGATTGCAACAAATTGCACTTGATGTCAGTGCCGGTTCAGGAAAAAGTTTAACCGCGACAACCGAGGCAATTGCAAAGGCCATGGATGGGAATTTTGGAGCACTGAAAAAACTCGGTATTCCACTGGATGAAAACATTATCAAAACAAAAGATTTTGATGCTGCAATGGCTGCATTATCTGCCACATTTGATGAGCAAGCATCAATTCAAGCGGACACATTTGCCGGCAAAATGGCCCGGCTTAATGTCGCATTTGATGAAGCAAAGGAAACTGTTGGATCTTATGTGCTGGATGCCATCACACCATTGCTCACAGCGTTTGTGGATAAAGGCATCCCAGCGATCACACAATTTGCAGATACTTTGGGCCAAACATTGGGGCCAGCATTTGCCACAATTTTCAAAACAATTCAGGATGATGTGTTGCCAATTTTCAAGGCGTGGTGGGGCTTTTTAAGTGAGACAGTTATCCCGGCCATAACCGCAGCTGTGAAACCGGTGATTGAAGGATTGGCAACGGCTTTCAACAAAATCAAAACGGCTTTGACAGAGAATTCAACAGAATTAGAGCCTTTTAATGATGGATTAAAACTATTTTTCACCTTTGTGAAAGATGATCTTGCACCTTTAATTGGTGGCAATTTCAAAACAGCATTGATTGGCATTTCAACACTTGTTGCCACATTAATTACTGGTTTTTCTCAATTGGTCGGTTTTCTCAATAAAGCCTACGGACAGATGAAAAACATCGTTGATTTGATAAATAACAACAAAGACATTTTTGCAGCTCAATCTGGAATTTTGGGTTTTGCGATTGGGAAAATAGCGGGTAGAGCTTCAGGTGGGCCTGTTCGATCCGGTACCTCATATATTGTCGGTGAGCGTGGCCCAGAGCTATTTACACCAAATGCAAGCGGCATGATTACGCCAAACAATCGTTTGGGTGGATCTAGTGGCACCATAATCAATCTCAACGTGACAGGTGCAATTGATCCGGAAGGTACAGCACGCAGCATCATCAATGTGCTTAACAATAGTTTCTATCGCGGCACAGGCGGCGCAAACAGCTTGCAATTCTCATGACAGTTTTTAACCCGGTTTGGAAAGTCATTATTGGTGGCGTTGAGTATCAAACAGCCATTTTGGCCAATTTGACCATTACGAGCGGCCGAACAAATATTTATGAGCAGGCTCAAGCCGGTTACACAAATCTTGAAATTATCAATTTAGATCAATCAAATGTGCCAATCAATATTAACGATTCTCTTACCATTGAGTTGCAAGATTCCACAGCTACATTTGTGCCGATTTTTGGTGGGTCGGTAATTGAGGTTGGAATCTCGGTGGCTGAGGTTGGATCCGTGGCCTATGCGCAGCGCATCAACATCATTGCATTGGGTGCATTGGCTAGATTGCCAAAAGCATTGACCAATGGCGTTTTGTCAAAAGAATTTGATGGTGATCAGATTTATGACATTTTGCAAGCTGTTTTGTTTGATTCATGGCAAGAGGTGCCAGCTGCATTGACATGGACTACTTATCCAGCTGCAACAACGTGGGCCAATGCTCAAAATTCTGGATTAGGTGAAATCGACCGCCCGGGAAATTATGAGCTTGCAGCTAGATCCAGCAACCGAACAGATGTTTATTCTTTGGTTTCGGCTTTGGCCACATCCGGATTGGGCTATATCTACGAAAACTCAGCTGGACAGATTGGCTATGCAGACAGCACGCACCGAACCAATTATTTGGCGGCCAACGGATATGTTGATCTCACAGCCAATCATGCTGTTGCACCGGGTTTAAGCATCCAAAAGCGTGCCGGTGATGTGCGGAACTCAATTACTTTGAAATATGATGCAACATCATCATCAGAGGAATCAGCCTCAGACACAGAATCGATTGCGCTTTATGGTCAGCTCTCGCAGATTATTAGCACCACATTGCACAATAAGGCAGATGCCGAGGATCAGGCAGCCTTTTACCTTACGCTCAGAGCAAACCCACGATTCAATTTCAACAACATCACTTTTGAGCTTACAAATCCAGAGCTTGACGATGCAGATCGGGATGACTTAATAAACGTTTTCATGGGTATGCCTGTGAATATCTCCAATTTGCCATTGAACATGAATTCTGGAGATTTCTTGGGTTTTGTTGAAGGCTGGACATTCTCGGCCGCATATAATCAAGTCAGTATTTCCATGATTGTTTCACCGGTTTCATTCTCGTTGCAAGCCATGCGATGGAATGACGTGCCTGTGGTAGAAACATGGAACACAATCAATCCAACACTGGATTGGATTAACGCCACAATTGTGGCCTAAGGAGGAAACATGAGTAATCCAACAAAACAATTTTCATAGCAGCTACATTCGGTGCAGCATTTGGCTTCAGAGTGAGGATCTGTGTTTGACATTATTGTTCAATCTTATGT